TTTTGCGAGGTTTTTCGTTAGGGGGTAGATGACACAATGGGCAAACGCGGGCCGCAAAAGACGCCGACGCCGCTGAAGGTTGCCCGCGGTACTGCACGAGGCGACTACAGCAAAGAACCGCAGCCGCCGCGATCTGCTGCCGTGAAGATGCCGAAGCACCTGGGCAAGGTGGCGGCCGCGAAGTGGCGTCAACTGCTGCCGCTGCTAGACGGCATCCGGGTAATGACCGACGCCGACATCGAGGCACTGGCCAGGTATTGCGACACCTACGAATGGTGGCTTGCCACGCGTGCGAAACTGAAGAAGGAAGGCGACACGTATCCCATCCTCAACGACGGTGGCGAGGTGAAGTACATTGCCCAAAGGCCAGAAGTCAGCATCGCGCACAAGCTCTCAACGTCGCTCAGGCAACTCGAGCAAGACTTCGGGCTCAACCCGTCCGCCAGGGCGTCGCTCAAAGTCGAGCCCGAAAAGCCGCAGGACGAAGAAGCCGCCGACATCCTCTTCGGTTGAATGTCCGCCAGGATGCCGCTGCAGCAGCTGCAAGGCTGTGGCGTTTTTCGAGCGATACTTCACGCACGCCAAAGGCGAGAAGGGTGGCAAGCCTTTTACGCTGGAACCGTGGCAGCGGCAGTACGTGCGACAGCTGTTCGAGGAAGTCGACGGCAAACGCAAGATCCGCACCAGCCTGCTGGCGTTGCCGCGAAAAAATGGCAAGTCTTCGCTCTGTGCCGGTATAGCCCTGCGGCTATTGTTGGAAGACGAGCCAGGCTGCGAAGTCTACAGCTGTGCGGCCTCTCGCGATCAGGCACGACTCGTATTCGACATGGCACGCATTGCCGTCGAGCAGTCGCCTATTCTCTCGCAGCACCTGACGGTGTATCGCTCGGCCATCGTCCGCGAAGCTACGCATGCGACATACAAAGCCTTGTCCGCTGAAGCAGGCATTCAGCATGGGCTTTCTGCTCATGGCGTGATTTTCGATGAACTGCATGTCTCCAACCGCGAGATGTGGGAAGTCATGCTTTCCAGCCAGGGTGCTCGACGGCAACCGCTGACGGTGGCTCTTACAACCGCGGGATATGACCGCAAAAGCGTGTGCTGGGAAGTCTGGAAATACGCCGAAGCCGTCCAGGCCGGTGCAGTCGACGACCCGACGTTCCTGCCAGCCATCTACGCCGCTTCACCAGAAGACGATTGGAAGGACGAAAGCACATGGGCCAGAGCAAATCCGAACCTAGGCGTTTCCGTAAAGCTCGACTTTCTGCGCAGCGAGTGCGCCCGCGCCGTCGAGATGCCAACGTACGAGAACACCTTCCGCCAACTCTACCTGAACCAGTGGACGGAACAGGATCAGAGATGGCTCAGGATGGATCACTGGTCGAAAGGCAGCAAGCAATGCCCAGTCGACCTCCGCGGCAGGGATTGCTTCGGTGGCCTCGACCTGGCGACCACGTTTGATACCACGTGCCTAGCTCTTGTCTTTCCGCTAGAGGACGGCACGTTCTGGGTGGAGCCGCACTTCTGGATACCTGAAGAAAACATGCGGCAGCGTGTGCGGCGCGACAAGGTGCAATACGACGTATGGGAACGCCAAGGCCACCTGCACACGACGCATGGAAACGTAACTGATTTTGATCAGGTTCGTGCCGACATAAACGCTTTGTCAGAGAAGTACAACATTCGACAGATTGCGATCGACCGGTGGAATGCAACGCAGCTGGCCACGCAACTGCAAGGGGACGGCGTTGACGTTGTAGGCTTTGGCCAGGGTTACGGCAGCATGTCGGCACCGTCAAAGCAGCTTGAAGCCCTGGTCGTGAGCGGAAAGCTGCTGCACAACAATCCGGTGCTGGATTGGCAGGCTGGCAACGTCGCAATACAGCAGGATCACGCGGGAAACATCAAACCAAGCAAAGCCAAGAGCACCGAGCGGATCGACGGCATGGTATCGCTCGTGATGGCACTGGGAATCGCAGCAACCGCCAAGGCCGCACCCGAACTTAACTGGGACATTATCGAACTATGAGCACCACAGACCTCTCTGACTACCGCATTGTTGATCTGCGTGGCATCGACTGGTCGATCGGTGGCAATCGAACGCCCAGCGGCATCCGCGTGACAGCCGACAACTCAATGGCCTGCTCGGCCTACACGGCGTGTATTCGCGTGATTAGCGACGCTGTGTCTTCTCTTCCGCTGCACATTTACGAGCGGATGCCAGACGGCGGCAAAGCCAAGGCACCACAGAATCCTGTCTACCGTCTGCTTCACCAGCAGCCAAACCCGTGGCAGACGGCGCAGGAGTTCCGCGATTGGATGACCGGCATGTATCTGCACTATGGTGCCAGCTACGCTGAGATCCGGCCTGGCTCCCGCGGTGCGGTATCTGAACTGTGGCCGCTGCATTCGAGCCGCATGGAAGTCGAGCGGCTCGAAAACGGCCAGCTGCGGTATCTGTACCGCGAGCCCGACGGCCGCCAAACGGTCTACACGCAAGACCGCATCTTCGCCCTGCGTTTCACCACCGAAGACGGTGTGAAACCTGTGCCGACATACCGGCTATTCCAAAATGCGATTGGCCTGGCCCAGGCTCTTGAAGCTCATGGCAGCACCTACTTCGGCAACGGTGCACGGCCTGGCGTGATCCTGGAAAGCGACAATCCGATCCCGGTCGAGGCCGCGGAGCAGCTGCGACAGAACTGGGAACGCATCCACCGCGGCAGCGACCGCGCCTTCCGCACGTGCGTGTTGCCGAATGGCGTAAAGGCCCACGAGCTCAGCGGCAGCAACGAAGCGGCCCAGTTTCTGGAAACGAGGCAGTACCAAGTCATTGAGATCTGCCGGGCGTTTCGCGTGCCACCACACATGATTCAGGACCTGACGCGGAGCACCTACTCGAACATCGAGGTGCAGGGAACAGAGTTTGTCCAGCACTGCCTGCTGCCGCATCTGAAACGCTGGGAGTCCGCGATCAGCCGCGATCTGATCGTCGATGACGAGCGGTACTTTGCTGAGCACAGCGTCAGCGGCCTGCTTCGAGGTGACCACGCCAGCCGGTCTGCCTACTACGTGTCGGCACTGCAGAACGGCTGGATGACAATCAACGAGGTGCGACAGCTCGAAAACCTGAATCCGATTGGCGAGGAAGGCGACAAGCACTACATCCAGATGAACATGCAGACGCTTGAAGACATGGATGCCGAGCCGCAGCCGCCGCAGGAGCCGCCGCCGCCGCCAGAAGAGCCAGCAGCACCGCCAGACGAGCCACCAGCAGAACAGGAGGAGCCCGATGCCGTGGACCGTGAGTAGAAACGACGAGTGCCCGGCGTCGAGGCCGTGGGCGGTCATCAAAGACGACGACGGCAGCATCGAGGGATGCCACGCCAGCGAAGCTGACGCCCAAGCCCAGCTTGTGGCGTTGAACATCGCTGAGAGCGAAGGCCGTGCCTACGAGTCGATTGACTTTAAGCCGCCGGAAGGCGTGGCCGAAGAAGCCCAGCGTGGGCTTGATTGGCGTCGAGAGTACGGCCGCGGCGGCACAGAGATCGGCATCGCACGTGCACGCGACCTGGCAGGCAGACGCAACGTCTCGCCAGAGACCGCACGACGCATGAAAGCGTATTTCGACCGCCATGAGGTGGACAAGGAAGGCCAGGGTTGGGACCGCGGCAGCGACGGATACCCAAGCAATGGTCGCATCGCATGGGCTCTGTGGGGCGGCGACGCTGGCCGATCATGGGCAAATCAACTGGTCAGGCGTATGAACGCCGAAGACGAAGACAGGAGCTACGACATGGAAATCGAACGCAGGCTGATGGAGTTTGAGTCTGAGGACGAGCTCGTCATCGAGCCGCGGCAAAACGGCCAGGCGGCCATTGTTGGTTATGCAGCGGTCTACAACCGCCTCAGCCTTGACCTGGGCGGCTTTCGTGAAGAGATCCTGCCAGGTGCATTCGACCGCATCCTAAACCGCCAGCGTGGCAAGGCCGACGTGGTGGCTCTGTTCAACCATGACAGCAACATCGTTTTGGGCCGCACCTCGAGCGGCACGCTAGAGCTCAGCAGCGACGAAAAGGGCCTGCGATATGTGGTGACGCCACCAGCCAGCCGCCAAGACGTTATGGACTTAATCGCACGTCGCGATGTCCGTGGCAGTTCCTTTGCGTTTACGGTCGACAAGAGTGGCGAACGTTTTCGTCAGACCGAAGAAGGCAAGACCATCCGACAGATCCGCGAGATCAAGGGTTTGTACGATGTCGGACCAGTTCTGACGCCAGCCTACCCGGCAAGCTCTGCCACCGTTGCTATGCGTTCCTATCAAGCGTGGTTGGCCGAGCAAGAGCAGGAAAAACCGGAGCAGGTGGCGGTTCGTTCCGTAATGTCTGGCGTGGCCGCCAGCGTCGCAAGTCTTCTGAGGCTCAAGCTGCATGGCTGATCGTCCACAGTGTAAATGCGGGCATCGCATGGTAACTCGCTCAAGCCGGTCTATCGGTTCGGAGCAGCAGCGTTACATCCGCTGCCCAAAGTGTGGTGCTCGCGGTACTGTGTTTGTGAAAACAACACTTTCGCCGGTACGCATCTGGAAGGGTAGTAATCGGCCGTCCTAGTCTGACTCCTATCGCACATGCGGCATGCCGCCGCTGATAGGAGACTCGACATGGACAAGCTGAAGCAGCTGCAGGACGAGGCCGCCGAAGTGGCCAACCGCATCGACGCTGTTCGCGCGATGGAATGCGAGACCGACGGCGACATCGCTGCTCGTGATATGGATCTGAGCGCCCTGGTCAAGCGGGCCGACGAAATCTCGGCCAAGCTGGACTTTGAGCGAAAGGTAGCGGAATCTGCTGGCAACCTTAGAAGCGTGGTCGACCGCTGCACTCCCGCACCTGAGCCGGTTGTGGCTGAAGAGCGTGCCGAGCTTCGCATCGAGCCCGTCCGCACCGGTCGCCGCCTGCGAGCGTTCGACAGCCACGAGGCAGCCTACCGCTGCGGCCAGTGGCTTGCTGGCACTTTCCTCGGCGATGAGAACGCAAAGCGTTGGTGCCTTGACCACGGCGTCGAAAGTCGTGCGATGGGTGAAAGCACGATGGCCGCTGGCGGCTTCGTCGTGCCAGAGGAAATGTCGGCTGCGATCATCCGCAACGTCGAGCAGTACGGCGTGGCACCGTCTGCCATGCAAAACGTGCCGATGTCGTCTGACACGCTGCTCGTGCCCAAGCGTCTGACCGGCGTGACCGGCTACTGGGTGGGCGAGTCAAGCGAAATCACGACCAGCGATCCGACCGGCACCCAGGTGCAAATGATTGCCAAGAAATTGGCCTGCGGCACTCGAGTTGCTAACGAACTGCTGGCTGACTCGATCGTGTCGGTCGCTGACTGGCTTGTGCAGGAGTTTGGGCTCGAGCTCGCCAAGAAGACCGACGAAGCGGCATTCAACGGCGACGGCACAAGCACCTACGGCGGCATCCAGGGTATTGTGACCAAGATCGACGACGGCACTCACACTGCCAGCGTTGTGGGGGCCGCAACCGGAAACAATTCGTTTGAGAACCTTGACCTTGCTGACTTTAGCAAGGCTCTCGGTGCTCTGCCTCGTTACGCCCTTGGCGGTGCGGCCTGGTACATCTCGCCTGCTGGCTACCACGCGTCGATCGAGCGGCTGCAGCTTGCTGGCGGCGGCAACACCTCTGGCGACCTTGCCAGCGGTGGCCTGCCTCGGTTCCTGGGCCTGCCGGTTGTGCAGACGCTCGTGATGGACAGCACGCTGGGAAGCGACGCTGGCGTGGTCAAAGTGCTCGTGGGCGACGCTGCCCTGGCTGGCATCTATGGCATCCGCGAGCAGGTGAACATCCGCAGCACTGTGGACGAGTACGCTCGCTATGACCAGACCGCGTGGTACGCCACGATTCGCGTCGATTACAACTGGCACTCGCTGGGCGACACCAGCGACGCTGGCCCAATGGTTGCACTCAAGACCACCGCCTGAGCTTAGGAGAACATAGACAATGAACAGTTTCGAGATTTCGAAGTCGGTCACCAAGCTCGGCACGTCCGACACGGCGACTAACGCGACGCACCAGCACAGCATCGACACGCTGGGCTTTGACTACGCGTCGATCGACGTGGTTTTCGAGGCGGTTGCCGCGGCTGGAACTAACTCCAGTGTCGCCGTCGCCCTAAAGCTGCAGGAAGGTGATACCACTTCCAGCTACAGCGATATCACCGCGTTTGTCGGTGATGGCACTGGCGGCTTCACGATTCCGACGCCGAGCGACACCACGAGCTCCAATGTGGTGCGTTTCGATGTCGACATGCGTGGCCGCAAGCGTTACCTCAACGTGTACGCGACGCCGAATGCGGCCAGCGTGGTCGCCAGCAACGCTCGACTGGGCAAGCCTGAAGAAGGCCCGACCAGTGCCAGCGGCAAGGGCGTGCTGAGTGCAGTTAGCGGCTAACGCTTGACACGTTAGGCATAATGTAAACAAGGACGGCCGGGCACGGAGGCCCATCTCCTGCCCGGCCGTTTTGTTTACGGAGACTGTATATGCTGGTGAAAGTAGGCGAGTCGCGTGTCGATGTCCGTGTCGAAGCCGTTATGTCTGTGCCGCGGCTGGGCTTCATGGATAACTTTTTCACGTGGGCGCAGGCCCTCATGCCGCTGGGCATTCGGCCGACGAAAGTCACTGGTGCATTTTGGGGCCAGTGCCTCCAGCGTGTGCTCGAGCAGTTTGCGGACGATTGCGAATACATCCTGACAATCGACTATGACACATTCTTTTGCCAGGCAGACGTTGAGCACCTTCTTGCCCTGGCCATGACGTTTCAATGTGATGCCATCACTGGGCTGCAGACCAAACGTGAAGATGGTCGTCCTATGCTGACCATGCTGGATACGCTCGACAATAGACCGGAAGACGACAAGGTGAGCGTGCCGCGTGAATGGTTTTCGGCACCAGTGCGGCAGGTCGATACGGCACACTTTGGGTGCACGTTTATTTCGACTGCTGCGCTTAGAAGAATGCCAAAACCTTGGTTTCAAGGATTGCCAAACGACGATGGCGAATGGGGCGACGGCCGCATTGACGATGACATCTTTTTCTGGCGGCAGTTTAAGAAGGCTGGCAACCGTCTGTATGTCTCGCCTCGCGTGATTTTGGGCCACGGCGAATACATGGTGACCTGGCCGGGCGAAATGCTGGCCAAACCAGTGCACCAGCACGCTACAGATTTCTGCGTAAATATGAAGCCGCCCGAGGGCGTCTGGAGGGTAGACCAGTGATGCAGGTAGAGTTTGTGAAGAGCTTTCGCGCGTATCGCAGAGGACAAACGGCACAGCTGGGTGACGGTGAAGCCAACCTGTTGATTGCTCGTGGCATTGCCGTGCCACAGCAGCAGCAGCAGCTGCTGGAGACCGCGACAGCAGAACCAGAGGCCCGCACCGCCACGGTCAGACGCAGGAGACGCAAACGCAGTGAGATACCGCAGCCTCACGACTGAGACCGCACCGGCCGTCGAGCCTGTCAGCGTCAGCGAAGCAAAGGCCCACCTGCGCGTCGACATCTCAGACGATGACACCTACATCGGCTCACTGATCACCGCGGCTCGCAAGTACGCCGAGGAGTACCTCGACCGTGCCCTGGTTTCGCAACAGCTGACACTTCGGATGGATACGTTCCCTTATGAGTTCGAGCTCCCGCGGCCGCCGATGGCCACGAGCGGAACGCTAACGGCAACCGCCGTGACCTACGCTCTCGATCCGGGCAGTGCCAGCACAGCGACGCCAACCACCACAACGCTTTCGACATCGAGCTACCGCGTGGATCGTGATGCCACGCCAGGCCGGATTCGCACGGTCTACAACGGCACCTGGCCGAGCCACCTCACTGACCCGAATGCCGTCACGGTGACGTGGTGGGCTGGCTACGGATCTGCCGGATCGGACGTTCCGCAGGCGATTCGGCATGCAATCCTGATGCACGTGGCTCACCTTTATGAGCGACGACTTGCAGCGGATAGCCAGACCAGCAACGAGGTGCCGTTTGGCGTGCGTGCCTTGCTTGATACGTGCAAATGGGGCAGCTACGCATGATCCGACCAGGCGAAATGCGAGAGCGTGTGACGGTGCAGACACCGACCACGAGCATAAACAGCATCGGCGAAACAACGCTCACATGGTCTGACGTTACTACTGTTTGGGCTGCAGTAAACGGCGTCAGTTCTAGAGAAGCCCTGGCGGACGGCCAGCAGGAAAGCCGCATCACGCACCGCGTGCGGCTCCGATACATCACTGGACTAAAGCACACAGACCGATTTCTGTGGCGCAACCGCGTCCTGCAGATCGTCAGTCTGCTCGAGTACGCCAATCGCTCAGAGCACGTGGCAACGTGCGAGGAGGTTGAGTGATGGCACGTGCCGTGATGGAAACAAAGATTGATTTGCCTGAGTACAAGAATCTATTGCGCGACCTGCAGAAGATCACAAAAGACACAAAACTGATTTCGCAGAAAATGCGGTCAGCGTTGCGGTATGCAGCAAAGCCAACCTTTGACGCATTGACTTCCAACGTCAGTAAAGTTGGCACAAAAACTGGCAACTTACGTCGTGCAGTCAACATCAAAGCAAAAGGCTATTCCAGGTCTGGAAATGCTGTAGCACTCGTGGGCTACATCTCTGCTGGCAAGGGTACGAGAACCCAACGAAAGGCAGGACGCACGAACGCATATCACCAGCACCTAGTGGAGTTTGGCACGAAGCCACGGTTCACAAAACGCGGCTCGATTGCATCTTCATACAATGACTTCAAGTTCAGGATTTCAAAGCGTAATGGCATGCTGCATACGCAGGGCTATCCAAGCACTTTCTTTAAGCGAGCTCGTGCCGGTCACGGCGTGCAGCTGGGCCGGATGCCAGTAGGCGGCAGCTTTGGTCGGCCGCCACTGAAAGACGCATTCGAAAGAACAAAGTCACAGATTCGCAGCCGCCTGGCCGACAAGACACCCAAAGTCATCGACAGCATCTACAAGGCTCTCGCCAAGAAGAGGAGCCGATGAGCTTAAAATCACCAGAATCGGTGCTGTGGAACGCTGTGATTTCGGATGCGTCTGTCACGTCGATCGTCGCGCACAAGGTTTATCCGCATCTCGCACCAGCAGCAGACGACATGCCATTCATCACATGGCGTCGCACAGCTAATCAGCGGGAACAGACATTTACTGGACCAATGGGCGTGCCAAAGGTCAGCGTAGATTTTTTGCTGTTCGCTGGCACGTACCTTCAGGTTCGCAAGCTGGCAGACGCTGTGCGTGCCGTTCTGGATGGGTACGCAGGCAGTTTCGACAATACACAGGTAAGGCAGACGAGTCTTGAAAGCGAAACGGATGACATCGTTTCTCTGGATGGCTCAGAAGTTCCAAACGCATACGCGGTGACGCAAACCTACGACGTTCTCTGGCAGGAGATTTGACGCATGGCGACTACGCCACATGACAGCAGCGGAACTAGCTTCGTCTTCGGTGGAACGACGTTCACCGTCACGAATCTCACGATCAACTTTTCTGACGTTTCTGGCGAGACGGACAGAATCGACATCAGCAACCTTGGTCAGACGACTGGCGAAACAATGGCAACGCAAAAGCGTCCGCTTGTTGGTTCGCCTACTGGCGAAACTGGCAAAGAAATCAGCTTCGACTACATCGGCACGAGCCAACTGGCTGGCGGAACTACTGGCACGTACGCCCTTGCTGGCGGTGCTTCGCTTTCTGGTAATGCCACTATCGTGTCTTCGACGCTGACGCTGGCCGTGAATGATGTTGTGCGCGGCAATGCAACCGTAAGAGTTTCCTAAGCCGTGGCAACGTATTCGACCGGGATCAGCGTGACGTGGGACGGCACGCCGTTTACGGAGGTGCGTGAGTTGGCGTGGCGTTACGGCGGAGGCCGCACGGGCCGTGCCGCTGCGTGGTCCGCCGACCAAGGCCAGGTCAGCATTTCCTGTTTAGGAACGGCGAACACGAATATCAGCAACTTTGGCACCCGTGCTCAGTTGGTAATCAGCGGCGGCGGTGCTGGACTTACAACGTATGCTGTATGGGAATCGGTGGCAGTCGCGCCTGAACGGAACGGAGTGACACAGTACACCGTAACCTTTCGGATTCTTGACTCATGAGCCTGACAAAAGAGCAGATTCTCGCAGCTGACGATATGGGCCTTCTGGAACTAGAAGTGCCTGAATGGGGCGGAAGTGTACGCATTCGCGTTATGACTGCTGGCGAGCGTGATAGCTACGAAAACGAATGGATGGTCAATAAGAGCAAGGGCGTCGATGACTTCCGTGCCAAGTTTTTGCAGCGTGTGCTTTGTGACGATAAAGGCAAGCTTCTGTTTTCCGCTGAAGAAATTGCAAAGCTCTCGAAGAAGTCTGCACGAGTTGTGACAAAGGTTTGGAATGCAGCCATGAAGCACAACGCTCTGACTGATGAAGACGTTGAGGAACTCGCAAAAAACTGAACCTGCGGCCCAGTCGGCTGTTTTTATTTCGGCTGGCCGCACAACTCGGCAAAACGGTCGCACAGTTATGCCAGGAACTCAGCAGCACAGAGCTCAGCGAATGGATGGCAGTTCATCGCTACTTCATGCCGCTTGCAGATCCCTGGCATCAGACAGGCGTGCTGGCATCCGCTGCAGTCGCACCGTATGCGGGAAAAGGCAAATCGCCAAAGCCGTCGGACTTCGTGCCAATACAAACGCCGCCGCAGCATTCAGAGCAAATGCGCGAGGCTATCGAGTTACTTCGACAGCAGCTGCGAGGTGAATGATGGCAAACGTCATGGCACTAACTGCACAGATTTCGGCCAACACGGCCGGAATCCGCAAAGGTGCATCTGAAACATCCAAGCAGCTGCAAGGAATCAAAAAGTCTGCAGATTTAGCGTCTTCTGCGCTTCGCAAGCTCGTGGCTATCGAGTTTAGTAAGATTTTCGCCAGGGCCACAGCATCCATTGGCGGCTTTGTTGACAATGTGCGACAGAGCGTTGGCGAGCTCACAAAGTTATCTGCTGTGTCCAACGCAAACGTGGAACAGTTCCAGGGCCTAGCCTACGGTGCTAACTCTGTTGGCATCGAGCAGGACAAGCTGGCCGACATTCTTAAAGACGTGAATGATCGCGTTGGCGATTTCCTTACCACTGGTGCCGGGCCAATGGCGGATTTCTTTGAGCAGATAGCGCCACGCATTGGGCTGACCGCCAATGAGTTCAAAGGCCTTTCTGGGCCAGAGGCATTGCAGCTGTATGTGAGTAGCCTAGAAAAGGCGAACGTTAACCAGCAGGAAATGACGTTTTTCCTTGAGGCTATGTCCAGCGACCTAACGCTGTTGCTGCCACTGCTCAAGAACGGCGGAGAAGGCTTTGCCAACCTTGCAGCAGAGGCCGAAGGGCTAAGTCTTGTGCTTGGTGCTGATCAAGTTGGGGCGATTTTGGAAATGAATCGTGCACTTGGTAAGGTGCAGCAGACAATACAGGGAATCATCGCAAGAGTCACTGCAGAGCTCGCGCCGCGGGTCACAGCTATTGCCAATGAGTTCCTCCGAATTATCCAAGGTTTTCAAGGCCCAGGCGGTGGCGGTGCTGTTGGTATTGCCGATGAAATCGCGAAAGGCTTGATCGGTTTTGCGGAAATTCTTGCTGCGATATTCGATGGCGTGCTGTCTGGTCTGCGTGGTTTTGCCATCGACATGGACAGCACTTTTGGCAAGTTTGAAGCTGGTGCTGACATTCTTGATAGGGGTGCCGCGGCGTTTGAGCTTGTCGGTCGGTCATTCACGGCACTAGGTCTGTTTCGGCAACGTCTATCTGGCGAAGCAAACAAGCTATTTGGCAATGAAGGCGGAGCAGAACTGGCGGCCGCAGCAAAACAAATCCAAGCCGAGAATCGACGCGGTATTGATGCGGCAGTTGACCGCATTCTGGGACGCGAACGTCCAGGCCCAGCAGGCGCACCAGCTGGAAATGGCGGTATTGGCCCCATTCAGGCTGCCGTCAGAAACATTGGAGCACAAGCCGAAAAGGCATTGCAGGATGCTGCCAGGCGGCAAGAAGAAGGCGCAGCAGAAGCAGCATTGAGCAATATGCTATCTAGCGTTTTGCTTGGCGGCATTCGCTCTGCACAAGGCAGACTGCAAGAGCAGCTGCGGCCAGGTGCTGGCGGCGTTGCAGACTTCTTTGGTGGGCTGCAAAAGCAAATTGTCGACGGCCTGGAGAAGACAAAACAGACTAACGAAGAGTTGGCTGTTCTCTACGCAGAGCGTGATGACATTGAGAAACTGCGGATCGAGAATGCCGCCAAACTTAATAACCGAGCACTTGAGGTTGCTGACATCCGTGCAGGCGGCATTGCCAGCGTCATTGCTCTTGCTACTGGCAGAGAAGACCCGGGACTTGAGGAAGCTAGGCGGCAGCGGCTGCAGCTTGAAGAAATCAACCGCAATATCCGCAATCTCGGCGGGACTGTAGAAATCGCAGGTGCCGCATGAGCGTACTTTCTGCACGCGAGCTCGTCGGCCGCACGTTTCAGCATCGTTTTGGCGAATCGCCAACGGCACAGATTCAGTATGCGTTGACGCTTGATGACCCAGCCACGAGCCACCAGGAGATGCTCAACTATGTGGGCATCTTTCACGGTTCATACCATCCTGAATACAGTTTTCTTCGGTGCACAGAAGGCAGCGTCAGTGAAGGAAATCCAGACCCGTGGCATGCGGTCATTACGTACCGATACGAGGTGCCGCAGCGTGGCAATACTGAGTTTGAGCCAAACCCGCTGGCACGGCCGGATGTTTGGTCGTTCAGCACAGGTGGTGCACAAGTGCCTGCACTGGTCTACTACGAAGGTGATGGCAATGCCGACATTCGCAGTTTGACAAACACGGCTGGCGAATACTTTGAAGGGTTGCTTGCAGAGGAAGCTGAAATCCGTGCCAGCATTAGCGGCAATCGTCCAACGTTTCCACTGACCATCGCAGCAGCCGTAACCAATGCGATTAATAACGCACCGTATCTTGGCGGTGCAGCCTACACGTGGAAGTGTGCCGGAATAGGTGCACAGCAAGCCACGGAAGTCGTCAACGACATTGAGATTAACTACTGGTCCGTGACAGTTGAGCTTGTCTATCGTCAAAGCGGCTGGCAACTTTTGCTGCCAAATGTCGGATGGAATTATTTGACGGGTGGCGACCCAGCAAAGGCCAGCGTCTACGTTCGTGACGACGCACCAAACTCGCCAACAAAAGGCAATGACATACCGTCTGCTGCGCCGCAACCACTCGATACGGATGGCAGCCTGAAATACACAGGCGGCAGCTTTGGCCCGCCTGACATTCTCGAACGTCGAATCAATCCGGCCATCGACTTCTCAACATACTTCGGCGTGCCGCCGTTCTAGGAGCAACCATGCCAGACGTGAACTACACGATCAACGGTCAGATTAGCAAGGGGTCTCTGTCGCAGTCGTTTGCGGCCAGTGGCGTGACAGCAGACATGGCTACAGCTGGTGTCGCATCAGTCACGCTAGAGCTCGACACGAGCACAACCGCAGTCGGCACTTCGACGCTTGGTGCAGTCGGTCTGTGCTTCGCCAGGTCGCTTGCCACAGAGACTACGCATACTGTTTCGTTTGGGCGACTAAGTGGCACCAATCTCTATGAAACCGTGCGACTAAAGGCTGGTGAGGCTGCCGTTCTGCGTCTGGCCCCTGGCGACTACGCAGCAAAGGCAGCCGTGGCGGGCTCGCGACTCGTGCTGACTATCTACGAGGATTGACCGTGACGGCACAGCGTCCAGACGGCAAAAGCGGTAAGCAGCGGGTGTCGTTTACCCGCCAAGGCGCTGATCGCATCGCTCGCGTTGTGCGCACAGTCGAGTCAGGCG